GAGATATTGATGGGAGTTGAACCTCCGCCCAAGTACTCAGGACGTTGAAGACGAGCGTCAGGGGATACAACACCGAAATGACTGCGAATAATTTCAGTGTATCGAGTGCCGCCTCGCGCATCACGTTCCAGCAATTTCTGAATTTGAAATGCTTGGCGAAGTTGATTAATTGTTGCTGCAGTTGCGTCAGATAGATCTGCATATAGTCCTGTGGGGTTAATTCCGACACCTGTCAGGTCGGTAGTTGCGGTTAAGCCACTTGCGTATTGAGCTTGTGCGTCGTTGCGTCCTGCACCGGATCGCCATACTCCGCCGTAAGTAGGATCGCCGTCGGGATTAGCGAATATGCGTCCGCCGTCCATCGTGAATGAGCCGTTAGCTCCGATGGAAGTTGGTGCGTTGCCGGTGAGAGTGGCTGTGCCCATGATTTGAGCTTGCGTACCTAATGGCAGAGAAACGCTTTCGCCTTTCTGAGGCCAAGGTAATGCGCTTGTGAAGTAGTCGTGTCGTTTGCCGCGTTTGCGTAATTTGTAGTTAGCGATGTCATCGCCGCCGTCTGCGGTATCGACTGGGATACTGTCTTGTAAGTTTTGATCTCTGAACCATTCGTTCCAGATCAGGTTGTAGGCGCGTGTCCATAATGCGCCGTGTGTGATGGTCGCTGTTGCTCCCAGTTGTCCTTTAGTAGGTAATCCCATGTAGTCTTGGAGGCTGTTTACTGCGTAGCCGCCTGCTGGACTTGTTTGTGTTGGGATAATGTATGAGGTGGAATCGCCGGGTTTTTCCTGCTCTCCCATGAATTTTTGCCAGTTGTCCCAAACTAAGCGGTTGGGAACAAAGAAGAAGAATGAATCGAGATGGAGGTTGTCCATCGTTGGGTATAACGGAGTAGACATTCGTGCGAATGCCGTCATTTTGAGATTAAATGTGTCGCCAGGAAGTACTTCGTCTACGTAGACCGGGATAAGGTAAGAGCTATCGAAGGTTGTTTTATGGGTTTTTTCTGCTTTGAATGAGCTGCGGGGAATATCTGCCCGGGGTACCATTGCGAATTGGTGTGTACTTGCCGATTTATTGCGGAACATTGTTTTTCCTTGGTAGTTTCCTCCGGAAGAGGGTAGGGGAGTGGTTCACTACGTGAGCCACCCCCTGCCTTTCCGCGAGGGGGTTTTGTTTAAGTGGTTTTTGCGTTTTTGCCTAGAATGAGTAATTCAGGTGGATTTTTAATTTCGAACTCGGCGGTTGAGTCGTCGAAGGTGCCGAGGTCATATAGATCGAAATCATCACTATGGTTGTAGAGCTGATTGTTAGGATCATTGCGGTTGACTTCGTCAGAGAAGGCGCGTAATGCTATGCCTATGGAGGGTACGAACATTGGTCGTCCGTAGGCTTCCGCTGCGCGGTCTCTTGTTGAACATAATATTAGTTTCATCAGGTTTCCTAATTTGCATGTTGTTGATTTTAAACGCTTTTTTTGGGTCTTTGCGTATAATCATTATTGTGTAAACTATTGATTTTTAAGCTAAAACTTTAAAAAGTTTGTTGAGTTTTGCTTTGGTTACGGCTTCTTTTACAGCAAGCCGTTCCGCCGTTTTTTCCTCAGGTTTGAGTTTAGCACGTTGTTCTCGTTTGTCTACTATCTCGTCCCATTCGTAAGTCGTCATTTTTTTTTGGATTAATTTGTCGTAATACTTTGGGGGATTGGATAGTTTGCCTCGAACTTCGATGTAATCGTGTGGATAAACGTCGGTGTGGTATTTTTCGAGCCAGTTAGCACCGATTCCGGGCTTTAGGCTCATGCGATTAAATTCAGGAGTAAGGCTGAGCAGCTCTCCAGTAGATAGATCGCAATAAGAGTAATGAGAATTAGCTTCATCGCCAGTTACCTTTTTCATAATGTATCGAGCCACGTACGCGGCTGATTCAAATGTAACGTCTCCCACGGAGGAATAACCATATGGCCAGAGAGCTTCAAGGTTTTTGGATCGATAAAGCAGAGAATTAGAGGCAGTCCTTTTCCATAGTTTCTTATCATCGAAATCGAATCCGAAGATACAGGCATGGAAATGAGGACGTCCGAAAGTTGTTCCATACTCGCCCGCCATGTAATAGCGGATTGTATGTCCGGGAAAGGCTTTTCGGAATCTTTTGAGGAATTTTTGGAAGTCGGGGTAGTGGAGGCTGCCGCCTCCAGGAAGGTGGTTGTCGTCATAGGTCAGGGTTATGAAGCAGTTTTTTTCGTGTTGTGATGCTTCGTGCATACAACGGGTTGCCCACTGACGTGAGCGTTCTAGCCTGCAGCCAATGCATTGACCGCAGGATAGGTTGAGTTTCTCGACATACGCGTATTGCGTTGTCTTCGAAAAGATGATGTCCCCCTTCGGGGTACGAAAGGCTTTGAGTGGGTGGTAACAGGGCATGTCAGGTGTCCTTGTCCGGATTTAGAGGCGATAACCGCCTCGCATAGGGTTTCCCCTAATGTTTAAGAGATTTGTACGGCTTGCATTTTTGCGGAACTGCTTCGCAGATTTCCGCTTGTTAGCTTTTTTTCTATACATTTTTCAAAGTCCTTTTGTGGTGGTGGTTTGCGGGTTTTTTAGGTGATTGGTGTCACCTGTACCAGTTACATCAAGTAGGAGTAACTGGTACCCCCTCATTCGAGGGGATCGGTGACGGTTGTTTCTACGGGTAAACCCGTAGGTTTTGCAGAGAGTAAGCCGAGCTTTTCGGCTTGGTCGCGGTTGGCTGGATTATTGAGAAATCCGATGAGATCCGCAGGATTGTTATCGAAGGATGCGCGAATATCCGCCGGTAGACGCATGAAATCGTCTTCTGCGGCGATAATTTTGTTTAAGGCAGTGTGATAGTCATCCGCATCGGTGAAATCGCCGTAGCGGGCTTCTGATTGGTTTATGGGCATTTTGCCCGTAATGCCGAATCGTTTGACGATCGTATTGATGTCGCACTCTTCTGCGTGGTGCTGCTGAGCCCGAGTTGGCTCCTGACAAGCCAGCCCGGACTCATTTGACGCAGCGTTGTGATCGTAATTGTACTGTGTGCGAATGAATACCGGAGCTGCCGGTATGTCTTTTACTGATTTAATCATTTTATTGCTCCTGTTGGTCGTAGGTAGTAGGGAAGGGCGTTATATGCGTCTTTACCGACGCGTTTAACGTCGTTGTAGATTGCTTTTGCTGAACTTGGGGCGATGCCCAGTTTGTTCAGGTCTGTAAGTACGTTTTCACGTTTGGTTTGTGCGCCTTGGAGGGCGCTAGTGGTATTTGCTTGTTGGGCGGAGGCTTCCAATCCGTTCAGGATTGTTTGTTGTAGATCTCCGCCTTTGCCTTTTGCGTTGCCTTTTTGTATTTCAACTACGGTTTCGGCGCGGGTTTTTGCCGCCTGGTCTTTAGAAAGCATTGCGGCGGCTGCCGCTGCTTCGCCTTGCATTTCTGTGGCGAAGTTTTGCGTTTTCATGTTTTCGTACTGTTGGGCTGCTAGGAAACCTTCCTTAGCGGAATTTCCTACTTTGCCAAGTACGTTTTCCATATGGGCTTGAGCGCCGGATCCGGCTGCGCCCGAGCCTGCTGCTCCGCTTAGAGTTCCGGCTCCGCCTTGCGCGTAAGCAAGCATGGGGTTAAGCCCTGCGGCTTTGATGTCTGCGACTGCGGTTTGGTATTGATTTGCTCTAGTGCGTTCTTGAAAATCGCGTTGGATTTTCGCTTGTTCAGCGCTGAAATCCATAGATTGTCGAGATTGCTCGGCTTGGAATGCACGATTTGCCTCCGCTTGTGCTGAGTTAGCTTGGTTTTGCTGATTCCCCCCGAAGAGGGAGGAAGCAGCTCCGATGCCGGCTGAGATTATTGATCCCCACATGATTAGAAGTGGTCAATTAAGCCGGGTACGCTATACATTGGCATTGGTCGTGCCATGCGTACTGAGAAGAATGAATCGAATATGAACTGTTGTCCGTTAGCAACTGCGCCTACTGCTAATGTGCGTTCTAACGGTACGTTTTCAGTAATGAACGATTCGTTGAGGGTTGGTAAAGATGTGAAGTTTTGGGCGAAATGCCAGCCGTCGAGTGTTCCCTCGGCAGTGCTTCGCATTAAACCGGTGATTTGGCTTGGTTTGTAGCGGTATTCTGCCCAGCGTTCTTGGTAGCCGAATACTGCGTTGTCCTGGACGGGATCGCCAGTTGCGTAGATTTCCTTGTTGAGAATGGCTTGCTCGCCAAGCTGCGCGAAAGCAGGGAAGTAGAAGTCGTAGCGAGTGCTGCGGCTCCACATCCGTGGAAGTCCTTGCTGATAGGTAAGGTCGGCGCGTACGCTGACCATACCGATGATTACTCCGTGCTCAGTAAACGATTGAGTAAAGCCATTGTTAGTAGCCAAGGCAGTGCCAATAGCACCAAGTGTACCGAGAGGGGTAGACGAGCCAGTAACAGTAGAGCTCGAATTTTGAGCAATCGGAGAGATATTGATGGGAGTTGAACCTCCGCCCAAGTATTCAGGGCGTTGCAGACGAGCGTCAGGGGATACAACACCGAAATGACTGCGAATAATTTCAGTGTATCGAGTGCCGCCTCGCGCGTCACGTTCCAGCAATTTCTGAATTTGAAATGCTTGACGAAGTTGGTTGATAGTTGCTGCAGTTGCGTCAGATAAGTCTGCA